AACACAGCGACAACACAGCATTGATTTTTGCTATCAACTCTGCTGATCCAATAAAAATATATTTGACAAAAGTGTTTGACGCAGCGACAACAAGTGTGCGATGATTCTTCCATCAACACAGGAGCAGACGACATGACACAGCAAGAGCAGCAGATGATTGACACGATCAAAGCAGCGAAGGGCTATCAAGTGTTTAAAGGCACGTTCAATGGTGAGCACGGGTCGGTGCGAATCTCGCATACCCATGAGCGCGGGGTCTGGAGCACTAGCGTCTGGCTGGGCAAGCGCACCACCATCGATTCATTGCAGATGGTGCTTGATCGGATCGCATCGCATTGAGAGACCACAACCAGGAGCAGACAACATGACATACCTCTCAGGCATCAACTTCCACAGAGTCACAAGCATCGAGATTTCTCCAGTCAAAGAGAATGACAATTCAACCGGTGTATATCTGACCAGGACAATCATCATCAACATGGGAGATCAGCAGGTCGAGATTACTTGCTTCTCAAACACCGCTTCCAAGAGCGATGACAGCGACCTAATGCCACTCACGATCTAAGGAGATCATCATGCGTGACAATGACCAGAACCGTTGGGAGTACGAAGTTCAGCGTCACTACGAACGTGAACACACCAAAGAGATCCTGCTTAAGGCCAGCCTTTGGGGTGCTTGCTGGACTCTGTTTGCTGCACTCATGTTTGCGATTCTTGCAGCATGAACGATCCTAGCTTTGTGTGGCGGTCTAGTGCTGCCACCGACATAACAATTACTTGGCGTAAACACGGCTGGAAGCCGATTCAGGAAAGGACAGACAATGAAGCAGATCGCATCCGCGCTCGTCAAAGCACAGCGAGAGTTTGGGCCAGCACTCAAGACCTCCAGGAATCCGCATTTCAAGAGCAAGTACGCAGACCTTTCAGCGGTCGTTGAGGCCGTAATCGACGGTCTAAACAATAACGGGATCGCTCTGATCCAGCAGACGCATGAGTGTGAATCAGGTGTGATCGTCGAGACTCTGCTGATCCATGAGTCAGGAGAGCAACTGTCAGGAGGTCGTTTACACGTTCCTGCAAGCAAACAGGACGCACAGGGTTACGGATCAGCCCTAACATACGCTCGCAGGTATAGCTTGATGGCAACGACAGGCATCGCACCCGAAGATGATGACGGCAATGCTGCATCTAAAAAGCAAGACCTGGATGCCAACGCTATCGCACAGATCATCCTTAACGCAGCATCAATGGACGATCTCAAAATGCTGTACGCCAAAGCATACAAACAATGTCAGGGAGACCAACAGGCATTGACAGTCATAGAAGATGCCAAGAACAAGCGTAAGGCTGAACTGATGGAGATCAAGTGATGGAACAGCGCAGCCCTGAATGGTTTGCTGCAAGGCTCGGTTCAGTCACAGCATCCAGGGTATCGGATGCTCTGGCTGGGCCAGATACAGCAGCCAGACGGAACTACCTCGTACAACTGGTCACAGAGCGTCTGACAGGACAGCAGCAGGAGTCCTACACCAACGCAGCAATGCAGTGGGGAACTGAGACTGAACCGCTTGCCAGAGCCATGTATCAGGCCACACTAACAGGTGATTCGTTTGTGGAGGAAGCATCATTCGTTAAGCATCCATCTATTCAGTGGTTTGGAGCATCACCGGATGGTTTCGTAAACGATGGTCTTGTTGAGATCAAATGTCCCAACTCAACAACGCACATCGACTACCTGATTGCAGGCAAAGTTCCAACCAAGTATCACAAACAAATGCTTGCTCAACTGGCTTGCACAGGCAGGAAATGGTGTGACTTTGTTAGCTTTGATCCTAGAGTCCCAGAACATCTACAGTTGTTTGTCGTGCGGTTTGAACCGAAACAGGAGGAAATCGAGAAACTGGAAGAAGGTGTCAAGAAATTTCTTGATGATGTGAACAAAGCAATGGAGGCTCTCAATGCCCGTTAAATACGATGTTGTCGCAGCAACTGGAACCTACACCAACAAACAGGGTGAGGAGAAGAAGTCATGGATGAAGATCGGTTCAGTCATCCAAACACAGAAAGGATTCAGTCTGAAACTAAATGCTGTTCCGGTTGGCTGGGACGGCTGGGCAATGCTTGCTGAACCGCAAGACGCTAAACCTCAGAAAGCAGACTATGACGATGATCCGCCCTTCTGATGCTGTTAATCCTGACCACTACAAACAAGGTCAGGTGGAGTGCATAGACGCTTTGGCAGCAGCAACAGTCAATCTGTCAGGACTGGATGCTGTGTGTACAGCAAACGCAATCAAGTACCTGTGGAGGTGGAAACAGAAAAATGGAATTGAGGATCTGAAAAAGGCTCAGTGGTACATTGAGAAGCTAATCAGCACTCAATAATATCGCCCTTGTACTCGACTTCGCCCTCTGCCCGTACCTGTGCAATCTGCGGGTAGAGGAGCTTTCCATCCCTGAATGACAGCACTACAAACCCAGATCGCCAGTCGACAGGACTGTCCTCGCAGTAGGCAAACTGAGGCCCATACGGATCAGCAAGAGTTCCTGTGTCAATGCCATACCGCACCCCGTTATAGTCCGAGAATGGCGTAATCTTCAACTGGTGAAGATGACCAGTCACTGTAGTCCTTCCGGCATTCAGCGTGTTGTTTCTTGTCGCATGAATACCACCTTTGATCCTATGCTTTATCACAACATCATCATTCACAAACAATGACCAGCATGGATTCCAAAAAGGAAAATGATCTTTTAGATGGAATCCTTCAACACCCTCAAATTCTCCGACCTTGTTGCTTAACATGGTCTCGAATCGAGCGTCGTGATTACCAAGAGGCCAGAACAGCTTTGCTCCTCTAGCTAGAGCCTCAATTTCTCCAAGACGCTCCTTTACGGCTTTCAACTCATCAATAACAGTAGGAGCTTTGCCCCACATTTGCCTGCCAAACCTGCTTATCTGCGCGCCATCAAAGGCATCACCATTGCACACAATCACTGACGGTTTTTCTTCTTTTATAACTTTAAGCAATGCTCGATGAGCGGTTGACACAAACCCAGGCCAGTAGTGTGCATCAGAAAAGATTACGATCTTTCCGTTTTTGACCTCAGTCTCAATTCGTCCTATGGCCTTAAATCTTGCAATCGTCTTCAGGATCATTGTTGATTGAGTCCCAGACATCCCAAGGACTCCGTTTCGCCTAAGACGATTTTGCACACTCCTAACGTGAAGACCTAGCCGTCTTGACATTGCAACAGGCGAAGGATTTTCCTCGTATGCCCTCTCAAAATCCTCGTCCGAAACAAACTTAGGCATTCTTGAACAACCATTTCCTGACGGTAGGATTGTCTGCAAGCATGGCGTACACACCGCGCTCGACCTCTGCAACCTGCTCCTCCGTCAGAGATGGACAGGACGCATGAATCATTTCGTGGAAAAGTGTGTCTTGCAGCTTTCCAAGTTCACCAGACTGCAAAAATATCTTTCTGTTTGCGTGATCACACAAACCAACGCAATCATCCATTTCGTTTATTTGATCAACAACATCAACAGACCACCGTCTGCCGTTAATTCTTAAAGTTTTGGTTGGTATCACACTGCCATTGCACTTGCTGTTTTTGAAACCTCTAAGACACGCCTCGTCCAGCCCTTTGCAAACGTGCTGAAATGAGGAAGACCTTGCAAAAACTCTAGCCGTTTATCGCATAAGTCCTTTGACAATTCAACTGCATTACGGCTGCTGACCATCTCTAAGGTCTTTGGGCCAATTGACCCATCTTTAACAGCACCAACACATTCTTGCAGGGTTCTAGCAGCCCTCCCAGGCCCACTGTTCACTGCAAAATCAAACACAGCGTAGTCAACACCAGAAGGCAGTTCATCTCCTTTTACAACATCCCAATACTTTTTTTTATAAAAATCAGTCACATCATCAGGGGCAAGGTCACGCATCTCTTGTTCTGTAACAGACCTGCCTAGATATTCTTCATACGCAGCTTTAGTGACACCAAGGTTTGTAATCCCACCAGGGTCTGATGGATGGTTTACAAAACCACCTTCATGATGCAAAACCGTTTCTAAACACTTAGAAAAATTTTCTTTCACTTCTTGCTCCGCATATCAATAATCTTTTCCAGCGTCCGACCACCGAAATAAAAGGACATAATCAACATACCCCATTGCCCCAACAACTGGACGTAGGACTCATTCGTGTCCTTTCCAAAGGCGGACATCATTGCAAACGTAAAATAGCCTGCAAGGATGAATATAAGAGTCATTGGACGAATGTTCTTTGACAGCCAACTATCCGACTTCATGTCAGCTTCATGCCGAGCCGTCAGATTGTTTTGTTCTGTCTTGAATAGCTCAGTCTCATTCGCCATCTTTGCCAACTCACCCGACTGCTGGAGTTGAGCAAGTTCTGCTTGAGCCTTGGCCTTAGCCTCGGGATCAGGGACTACTTTGTCCAAAATCTTGGACGCGAACGGGAGCAGGGCTGTCAGGGCTGGGAGCATTGTGTTTCTCCAATGCAGACGACAAAGATTTGCGGCCTACAACGCCGCCAATCGCGCCAATACACAACAACATTACGTCTTTCAGTATCGCCAAAAACGCTTCATCGATTGGAGACATCCTCTCCATATCATGCTCAACAAACATGACACCGAGAATGATCGACAACACCGAGACAACCAAGATGCCTGTCAAACTTAAAACAATGACCGCCCAGACTCTGGTTTCGATGTCTTCGTTTGTCATTTTGCTTGCTCAATCGCAAACGCGATGATGTGATACAGAATCAGACCGCCGGTGAACAAAACCATCGCAATCAACGCAGCATCCGCGCTGATCCTGAGCAGTTTTTTTCTTCTGCGGATCTGTTCATAAATCATCTTCTCTCGCTTTTCTTTGATGCTTCTACGCATCATCAGAAATTCGTTGTAGCCTTCTTTACCCAACCACCACAACTCACCAAGCGTGAACATATGGCGAATTTCCTCCTCCATCTGTTGCACCTTGATCTTAGCTGCATAGGTATCAAAAGCCTCAGCAGTCGCAGACTTGTTGAAAACAAGTTTCTTGAATAGCGGGGGAGGCTTATTGGCGTTTTCTTCCTCTGTCCTGATCCATTCCTGGAGATCAGCAACAGCACCAGCCCACTTACCTAACTGACCAAATACATCCTCGGCTTCCCTGCCAACCTCGACAGCTTTTTTTAATCCATTAAAAACTGCTGTTGCAGTAGCTAATAGGGTAACCGGGTCAAGCATTACTTAACCCAGCCTTCCCAGACTGTTTTAAGCACCAACAGAGCAGCACCAATACCTGCAAGCCACTTCATAAAAGCCACAAGCGTCTGAGCCGCTCTCCAAGCATCTGCTAGGTCTTTGATGCTGTTGTTAAGAGTGTCAACTTTGACCTCTAGCTTTTCAACATGGGCACGTAATTGCTCGACTTCGCTCATGGTAATCACCAGTAAACAGCGAAAAACACACCACCCTGGAGGTTGGAAGCACTAAAGATCGTGAATTGCGTCGTGCTGTTGATTGCACCAACGCAGGCATATCGAGTCGATCCAGACGTACCGTACCCAGCAAGAACGATTGCGTAGCTCGTACTCGGAGCAGCATTCGTCATCGTGATCGTAGCAGGATTCGTCCCGGTTGACGATGTTACGTTCCCGCTTGCCAGCAGATTACCTGATCCGTCAATCACACCCCAGGCTCTCGCTCCAAAGACAGGAGCAGCACCGGACTGACCACCATTAAGTTTTGCAGCAGTGATAGCACCATCTGATACTGTCGTTGCCGTAGTAGCTGTCGCAGCATTACCAGAGATGTCGATGCCCCATGTCCCACTAGCACCCGTCCCTGTTTTGGTAGGAGCGTCATCAGCAATCTGAGCAACAACAAATGCAGTGGACGCAGCATTCGTACTGTTGTCATCCACAGCAGCGGTAGGAACAACAGGACTGCTAGAAAACGTCTTGACCCCAGCAATCGTCTGATCACCACTTGTATATACGCCGTTCGTGACCGTAGAAGCATTGCCAGTCACATCGCCTGTGACGTTTCCAACAAACCCTGCTGAGGTAAACGATCCAACGCTAGAACCGTTTGCAGCCACACCAATCTGATCGGCTCCAGCAGAGTAGAAACCAGTATTGGTGTCACCGTTGAACGTCCAGGACGGAGCAGCAGCAGTACCAGCAGGAGCAATGTACTTGTCATCAGCACCAGACTGCCAGTCCTTCAGGTCTGACATTAGCTGACGAATCGCGTTGTTAATGTTCGCTGGTGAACAATTTTCCGCGATATTGATGCTGTTGATGTCAGTATTTAAATCGGGATTGGTGTCGAACTCGGAAATCTTAGTCTTTGCCATCATTCAACCTCAACTTGCGGAGTAAGCAGGCCACGGACACCCGCTGGAACATTAAACAGCGTAGCTGGTTCACGCTGAACCGGCCTACCCATTAGAATTTGAGCAATCAACTCGTCAACCTTGCTTTGCATTCTAGCGCCTGCCGCCTCTCTAGCAGCCATCCCTAAAGCAGGAACAGCAGCAGCGCCTACTGGGCCGCCAACAGCATATCCAGCACCAGACGAAACACCACCGGATACAACACCAGTCGGGGCAAGTTTACCGAAATATCTGAGCACATTATCTACTGGAGCACCACGAACAACGTCCTTGATTAGCGACTGCTCTTCTTGTGTAAACTTTCTAATCTTTGTTTTGTTGTTTGCAAGCTGCCGAAACTGGATACGAATAGCGTTTTCCATACCTGACTGGCTATAGTTTGATGCGCTATTTGTTGCTCGCTCTAACAATTCTTCAATCTCTTGCGCTTTCGCTCCACGGCTATACAAATTTCTTGCTTCTTTGAGCGATTGCACAGCAGGTTGAGGTTCTACAGCAGCACCAGACAACTGTCTCAACAAACCTTCAAGCGAAGGCGCAGAAACAACCAAATCATCGTCTTTGAGCTTTTCAACAAAGTCATCGAGCTTTGACTTAAGTTGCATTCCCATGCTTGATTCTGTCTTGTCAATCGACGCAGCAGCATTGCTTGCCATACGGCGCAACACTTCAATCCTGTCAATTGACAACGGCATTTGAGATTTATTCTCAAACTCAGACAAAAACGCAGAAACCTTCGGATATGCACTTGGCGCAGTACTTGAATATCCGAGTTTCTCAACAGTTTTAAACAAATCTGTAGATGCTTTTTGAAGCGTTTCTGGCCTAACAATCACACCAGCTTGACTGGCTTGCTTGTAAGCAGCAGAAGCCGCATCCTTCAATGCTTCAGCAGTAGGAACGATCTCACGCTGCCCTCGACCAGCACCGACAGCACCAGAAGCAACAATAGATGCAATCGTTCCTGCCACATCGCTATCAGTTACATCTGCAACAGCTTCACCCGTAGCAGGGCCAACAGCACCAGCAACAATCTGTTGTCCGGGCCTTGCAGCCATCTGACCAGCCAATGCTCTACCCGTAGGTGTAACAGCCGTCTGAGCCATCCTAGCCATGCCAGGGATTGTTCCAATTGCACCAGCAGTACCACCACCAGCAGCAGTCAACATCTGCTCAGGAACGGTTTCTGGCTGTGGCAGGCCCATTCTCGTTGCAACCTGTCCGATTGCTTGCATCGGAGTAGGAATCTGCATTGATTCAGGAGCAAGGACGTTGTATCCCTGTGTGGCAAGTTCTGCCAACGGAACAGCCAAAGCACCAGCAGCCATACCAGGAAGACCAAACGGAGCGCCTAGCGTAGCACCAGCAGCAACAGGCAATGCACCCCTAGCAACAAGACCAGGAGCACGAGCAACACGCTCTTCAATCGGTCTACCACGGGTCAGGTAGTCAAGCGCTTGCTGTGCGCTATAACCTTCTTGAATCGCAGTAGTGATGTCATTAGCACGAATGCCTTGGCTTACAAGATAACGAACAATATCGTCATCCTTATAACCTTGAGATCGAGCCTCAGAAATACGGTCAGACAGACTTTTTGCCATGTTTACCGCCGTTTAAAAATTTCATCCAGCGACTTTTGCTGTCCAGGACGACGAATTACAGACTTTTTAAGGTCTTCTTCAATCGTTCTGTTTTTCCCGTAATCCAACTGATAGCCTTCGTAAACCGCTGAAATTGATTCGTCAGTCGCCCTAATAAGCTGTTGAAGCTGATCACGCAACTGGTCATAAGTTTGAGCTTGACTAAGAGCCGCCCTCAAACTTTCCAATCGCCTACCTTCGTTTTCAGTTGGGTTGCCAATTGCCGCGCCGGTTGGAGATTGAGCTCGAAGTTGTGCAAGCGATCCAACAAAGTTTCTGTTTTTAAGATTTTCAAGCAACTCCGTTGCATTTCTTGCTTCCGTTCCAGCAATCATACTAATCGGCTGCCCAAAAAATCCGCTTGCAGCACGAAGCCCAGGATGGTTTAGAACTTGTTCTGTTGCATCTCGCAAATCGCGCATATCACGCACAACAGCACGAGTTGCAGACACAATTTTTGGCTGTGCAGCAACCAATTCATTCCTAGTTTTTAAGGTAACTTGAGGGTTCCGTACCTGTGGAATTATTTGCGGTTCAGTAGGTTGTTCAACAGGAGGCTGTCCAACAGGCTGTGTTTCAGGTCGTACCGCAGGTTGTTCAACAGGAGCTTGTGCAGTAGGAGCTTGCGTTACTTGAGTAACAGGCTGTACTGCTGGAGGTATAGCTGCCTGTGGCCTACCACCACCAAGAGCAGAAACCTCCGGACGAAGATCAATACCATATTCAGCATAAAGCTGATTTGCTTTGATCTGAAGATCCGTAAGTGAGGCAGGAGAAGGTTGTTGTTGGAATGCAAGAATCTGCCCAAGCTGATCAGGTTTCAAATCTTTTGTAGCAACACCAGGGAAATTGACAGCAGCATACAAAGACCCAAGTTCAGACAGTTTTGGGGTCGTCCCAGCAGAGTAAACGGGTGTCGTTTGACCGGTCTGCTTGTTGATCTGAAGGATGTTTCCACCGCTTTCACGATACTCAAATTTGTCTTTAGGTTGACCAAGTTCAAACTGCGTCTTGATCGCATCCATTACCTTTGCAAAGTCAGCAGGAGGCAATACAGACATAAGAGCATTGGCAGCAGCCTGATTGATCTGCATCGCACCTGGAGCATAACCTGGGAGAAGATTACCCTCGTCATCCCGAGTGACAGGGAATTGCATCCCTTCAACAGTAGCTGGGCCTTGCTGAACCAACTGAGGCATCAACTGTCTAGCCAATGCCTGCTGCTCTCTCAGTCTGCGAGCCTCACCCACCTTTTCCATCGTGAGTTGGCCTTGCAACTGTCGATCAAGTGCCTGCTGATACATCTGTTGACCAGACATCAATCCAGCACCAATAGCCTGACCGATATTAGTCCGAGTCCTGCTAGGCCCACCTGCCTGCAACAAACCAGCAGCAAGACCAAGCAGACCCTGTTGCCGAGCCTGTTCCAATGCCATTTGCTGCTGATCCTGCCCCAACAGTCCCATCATGGGACTAGCAGGAAACAATCTGTCTAGGATTCCGTTCATTGAAACCTCTCGACCGGAAAGTAGTTGAGTAGAACTTCTGACTGTCCAGGTCTAAGTTGCGTCTGCATGATTCCCGGATACTGAAGTTGTCGCTGACCAGGGAGCAGAGGTGACTGCACAATCGGAATCTCCGGCATGATCACCTGACTTGGTTGTCCGGGACGTAGAGGCAACGGCTGCGCTCTCTGTTGTTGAGGTGACATCGCCCCAGCGAGTTGCGCTCCTGCCATAAGTGCCTGTGGTGTAACCCGCGACATGATTGATTGGGTAGCAGG